GACTATGGCCAATATGATTTCTAATTTTGATGCACAGGTTAAATTGGTATTGGATGTGTTTAAAGTTACCTTTGATTTTATACCTGATATAGCAAAAAAGGCTTTTGATAAATTGGCGCCGCTATTTTGGGAGCGCCTTAAAAGTATGTGGGGACTTGTTAAAACGGTAGCAAAAACGCTATGGGAACCCATACCTATAGCCGCTAATATTATGAAAATAAAAATACAAAAGGCCTTTGCACTGATGGGTGCTAAAATTAAAGAAATAATGCACCCTGTTATTAAAGATGTAGCAGATATGTTTAATAGTATGGCCGATACATGGATAGGTGCTAAATTAGGATTAAAACCTATAGAAATAGCCGATTTAGTGCCAGCAGAAGAAATAACCGCCCAGTATGATAAAATGATAGCAGAGCTGATGGAAAAAGGCCAAAATACTAAGCTGGCGAGCTTTATATCAGATCTCCTAACTACAGATGACATAACAAACGCAGAGCAATATACAGCAGCCCTTAGTGATATATTTAAAAATTACTATGATAGCATAGTAGTTAAAAAAGAGGAAACTAAGGATACACTGGGAGAGGGTGGATTAACACTAACGCCTACCGCCGAGGAGCAGGATGTAGCAGCGGAAAAGCTAAGCTGGTACAAAGAACAATGGACAGAATATTATGATAATTTAGGTGAGAACGCACTAAGGACTATAGAGGCAATAGGCGGTATTATGGATAATTTTGATAATATGCAGCAGAGCCTTGCAGATGCAGAGACTAATAGACTAAACAAGCGCCATAAAGAGGAAATGCAGAAGGCCAAAAATAGCGGAGCTACAGCAGACGCTATAAAACAAATAGAGACACGCCAGGCTGCAGAGCTGATGGCCTTAGCGGAAAGGCAGAAGGAAAAAATGAGAGGCATAAGGGTAGCTGGCGCTATTATGGCTACCTTTGAAAGTGCTGTTAATGCTTATAACAGTGTTGCACAGATACCGCTTGTAGGCGCTGTGATGGCGCCCATAGCTGCTGCGGCGGCTATAGCAGCCGGTATGGCAAACGTCCAGGAAATTAAAAGTGCTCAGCATGGTGCAGATTTTATTACAAGTGGGGAGCAGCTATTACTTGTAGGTGATAACCCCAGTGGACGTGAGCACGTACAAATTACACCGCTTGGGCAGAAAGATAGGCAGCCTTCTGGCGGTGATACTATAAATATAACGGTAAATGCCACTGGTAATTTATTAAGCTCTGAATATGTAGAGGGTGACCTGGCTGATGCTATTACAGAGGCCATAGGGCGAAAGGTAGCGCCATATAGGGATATGTTACTCTTAGGGATTAACTAATGCTCACACTACCCACAGAATATATACAGCACTTAAAACAGAAACACACCAACCTAATACCCGTTGTGGTGATAGGTGGGGGTGATGAGGCTCTATATTTTTCTACAAATAAAATAAGCGTAACGCTGCTAAGTAGCGGCGAAGTAAAAAGCTGTGAGCCTCTTATAGCAAAGGGTGGTATAAGCACTGTTAAAGAGGGCATAGATTATTTTAATAAAGAAATACAGATAAGCGCTATAACAATAAAGCTAAATAATTATGAGCGTGATGGCCGGCGGCTTAGTAATAGAGAGGATATAACCAGCTTAAACCGCCAGGCGCTTAATCTATTCTGGGCAATCCCGACTAATAAAGTAATAAGCTATGAGCAACCAGACGGTAACAATGAAATGCTGCACGTATATAGCGGCTTAGTAAGTAAAACCAGCCACGATTTAAAAACCGTTACAATAACCGCAGAGGATAGGCTTAGCTACTACACAAAGGGCGAAATGCCAAAGTATGTAAATGATATAGCTGGAATGCTACCAGGGCACGATTATAGTGATGATAGCAGCATACCTTTAGACCGTAGAGAAAGCCCTGCCTGGCAAATGACTTATGGCGGCGAATATACAGGTAAGGTGCCGGCGCAGAGAGTTAGTAACCAGTCTGGAGGAGAGCCACGTTATTTTATTGTAAGCCAGGACTATGATGAAAGTAATTATGATGGTGTAAATGAGTTTGCTGGTAAGCTATATGTATATAGAAAAAATATAAATAAATACTGTGAGATATTAGAGAGTTTTGCCTCCAATTTTGTAGATAAGTATAATGATGTAAACGGCACCAATTATGCACATGGCTATAGCCAATATGAAACACCACCAGGAGGAGCGCAGCACCTATTCCCCTATTCAGAAAATGCTATACTACACGGCAATATGGGCGCTGTGGAAAATAAAGACGTACCAAGTGGTTTTAGCGGTGATGATGTTATAAAAATATATGATACTGTTTATGATACAGGTTTTGCCTGGGATAATAGAGACAGTGCTGTATTAATAAAGGCCAATGTGGGTGAAAACCTTGGTACTGGCGGAACACAAAGCGGTATGCTTACTTTCCACGTGCCGGCATTTAGTAAGGTGGCAGAAACCGGAGGCACTATATATTTAAAGTACCTTATAGAAATAGAAAACCCTACAAATAACGTACCGGTAGATTATGCAATATTTAATTTAAATGAGGCATGGCTGTCTGGCACAGCCCAGCCTGGCGAAACAGATGTACTGGACAGTAATTTCCTAAATGGTGATGAAATGGTGCTGCCTATAGCCAGTGTGGGTATAGAGCAGGATAATATACAGTTTGAAATACCTATAGCTTTTACCACTGAAGCCGGCATAGAGGGCACAGTTTATGTTAAGGTTTATCAATTACAGCAGCGTGCTAATTATATTATAGGCGACTTTACTAAGCAGGACTTTTATATAGACCTTAAATATGGCAGGGCGACTTATAACTGGACAAATGCCACTAATGATGGCAATCTTGTATGGTATAGAGCGCACCCTGGAAGTATAGCCACAGATATAGCACGTGAAATGCTGGAACCAGATATAAGCATAATAGCTACTAATGCAGACGGTAAGCATGATTTCTTTGCCTGGGCTGACAAATATGACTGGCTAAAGTTTGGTGGTGTATATAATAGCCGCATGAATATAATGAAGGAGCTGGCGCACCTGGCCAAGACTATGCCGGTTTATTATGTTTATAACACCGTGAAAAATATGCTTGGCGTAGCCCTGCCAGATGGGAACTATATATATGATACCAGCTCCCAGCTCGATAGAATAATAAAAGTAGAGGAAATACAAAGCCTAAAATTTAAACTCTCAGACCCAAAAAAAATATGCACTAAAATAACTATCCATTATAATTATGATTGGGCTGAGGGCAATTATAAAAGCAAATATACTACTACAGTAGATAACATTGTAGGACTTAATAGCGGCTATGGACAGTATAGCAGGGAATATTATAATATAGATGCAGGGACAGACCAGGAAGTAGAATATAAAAGTAAATTAGCCAGGGATGAATATGCCGCCCAGCGCATGGCAGAGCATTATTTAATGCAGCACTGTAACCAGAGGCTTTTTATAGAATTTGATTTGCCACTACAATATATAGATTTAGAGGTAATGGACGTAATACATATAAATAAGCTCTATGGGGGTGCCAAGGCATACGGCATAGACTATACTAAAAAGTTTATAGAGGGCACAGAGCAGCCTCTAATGTATAATGGCCAGCAGCGCTTTGACAAGTTTGCCATAACAGAGACCAATAAGCATATAAAGGGTATAAAGGTTAAAGCTATGCTGCTTATGGCAGCAAATGCGGGACTGCCCTCTACGCCAGGGAATACCAGCCCTGGGTGTACAGACCCCACAGCCACCAATTATAACCCAGATGCCACGGAGGATGATGGCACTTGTGAGTACCCTGTATATGGCTGCGCTGACCCAGATGCGCTAAATTATGACCCAGAGTTAGCTGAATTGGATAATTTCGTAGCAGATAATACCCTGTGCGAGTATTTAGGTCTTACTACGGGTATACTTGCGGGTGGTACGCTTAACCTTTATAGTAATTGGTTCGGTTATTATAGTATAGATTTTATGCACAGTGATAGCGGATACCCTGGATACCAGGCATTTATATCCAACCCGTATAATATTGATTTAACCTACGTTAATCAATTTGCCGGCCTATCCCCAAATATAGTAATAGACGCCTCCCAGTTTAGCGGTTTTTATTATGATAATATATTTGACCAAAGCCAGAATAAATACCACTGGGTTATAAAATTATACGATACTTTCCATGAAGTAGTAGGTGAAATCATAACGGAGGATGGTAACGCTTTTTATGATGCTGGCGCCTTTACTGGTAGCGTGGGTACTGATAATGACAGTAGTAATATAACCCTTAAACTTCAGAACCCCATATACCAGGATTACCTATATATTGATGCCCCGCCGGAGGATGACGGTGATATAGGCCGTAATGAGGACGAGGGATATTTACGCTTCTCAATATCCTTAATGGTTGAAATAACAGACGGAACCAGTGCAGGGTGTAGCGGTGACCTGCGTGTGTTTGCGCCTGCTAACTTTTACCAGGCCGGCGACGGAGAAGATGGCGGTGAGGGCGAACCTATACCCTTCCAGCCTGGCGATGTAAATTTAGATTATAGCTGGAATGTGCTTGACATTATAACATATGTGAACCATATATTAGATATAAACATATTCACAGAGGAGCAAATGGCTGTAGCAGACTATAACGGCGACCTTGCTGTAAACGTCCTCGATGTAGTGAACCTGGTAAATTATATATTAAGCTCTGAGCCTGACTACTATGGTGATGGCAGCGAGTTGGATGACGACGATGATGATAATGGCGAGGGTGAGCCTACAGTTTATAACCTTATAGATTATATAGCAAGCGGTGACGTTAACCTTGACGGAGTTATAAGTAGCTTTGATATGACGCAAGCCCAGGCATTTATAAATACTGGCGAGATAGGTGGGGCTGTAGCGGATGCTACCTGGACGCAAGAGACTTGGGATATTGTTAGCGAGGGTGACCTGGAGGCTATAATGACGCTCATATTAGACATGAATGAGGACGGCATTGTAGATATGGTGGATATAGCAATAATGCTGGATGCTGTCCTTGATAATTAGGATAATATGG